GTCCGTACTGCGTAACACCGTCCGTCTTCGTACCGGGGTCGAGGGTTCTACTCACAAGTTCCCGAAAATTGGTAAAGGCGTAGCTCAGGTTCGCATCCCGCAGACCGATGTTACTCCGATGAATGTCAGCTACTCACAGGCAACTGTGACCCTGTCTGACTACATCGCTGCTGAATACAGCGACATCTTCAATCAGGCTAAGGTCAACTTTGACGAGCGTTCTGAGCTTGTTCAGGTTGTTTCTAAGTCGATTGGTCGCCGTGCTGACCAGCTCATCATTGACGCACTGGCTGCATCTGGTACTTCTAACACCGTAGCTTCTTCAATCGGTGGCGCTAACACCGACCTGAACTTGGACAAGCTGCTGGCCGCTAAGAAGGCAATGGATGCTGGCAATGTTCCGATGGAAGGTCGTCACATGTTGATCCACGCTAACAACCTGTCTTCGCTGTTGGGTGAAACTGAAGTAACTTCTTCAGATTACAACACCGTTAAGGCTCTGGTTGCTGGTGAAGTCAACACTTTCCTCGGCTTCCAGTTCCATGTAATTGGCGACCGTGACGAAGGTGGCTTGTCCATCTCTTCTGGTGATCGTGTGGTTTACGCTTGGCATCAGCAGGCCGTTGGTATGGCTGAAGGCATGGGCGTTCGCACCGAAATCAACTACATCCCGGAAAAGACCAGCTTCCTGGTCAGCTCCATGTTCTCTGCTGGTGCTATCACCATTGATGCAGAGGGCGTAGTTGCTATCACCTGTGACGAAAACGGCGCTTAATAGGAGGTAGCAATCATGGCTTTTAGTTCAACTGGTTTTGCGACCATCGGTGCTTCAAAGGCTGGCAATGCCCCGTCTTTGTATGCTTACTCCACCACTGACGCTATCGGTGACATCAACACTAGCGGTTACTTCAATGACCTGAGCGACAACCTCAGCGTTGGCGATGTAATCCTGGTTCGTTCGTCCACTGGTGGCACTCAGGCTCTCACCCTCGTTTATGTTGCTTCTAACGCAAGCGGCGTAGTCGATGTGACTGATGGCCTGACCATCACCGCTACCGATTCAGACTAATCGGTAAGTGGTAATGAAGGGGGTCACTTCTGGGTTATCCTGGGGGTGGCTCCCTTTTCTTTATAGGAGTTAAAAATGGCAGCAGGTGATTCAGCTCTAACAGTTTGCTCGGATGCGCTGTTGTTGCTTGGCGCAGCCCCAATATCTTCATTCAACGAGGGTACTGACGAGGCAAACACCTGTGACCGTTTGTATCCTGATGTTCGGGATATGACGCTCCAGGTTTACCCTTGGAGCTTTTCTTTTAAGAAAGTCCAATTGGCTCGCACCATCAATACGCCAGTCAATGAGTGGACATACGAATACCAATTACCTTCGGATCGAATTGGCCCGCCTCGTGCTGCATTTAACAGCACCAGCGTTGGTGCAAGGCCAATAACCCGATGGGAAATCTATGGCGATAAGTTGCTGACAGATGAACCAACTATCGTTATTGACTATCAATATTCTGTTTCAGAGTCCTCAATGCCTGTGTGGTTTATTCAGCTTTTGAAGTACCAAATGGCTTGGCATCTATCTGAGGCAATTACAGATCAGATTGATAAGACTGAATACTGGCGCTCAATTGCGCTCGGTACTGCTGGTGAGAATGGTCGCGGAGGGTACATGCGTACAGCCATGAACATTGACGGTCAAGGCTCTCCGCCGCAGATGATCGAAGATTATAGCCTGATTGCGGTGCGTTACTAATGGCAAGATTTGTCACAATGCAAACCAACTTCAGCAGCGGGGAAATCGATCCTCTGCTGAGAGCGCGTATTGACTTAGATCAATACAAGAATGGCGCTCAGAAGCTGACCAATGTTGTGGCGCAACCTCAAGGTGGAGTCAAACGCCGACCTGGGCTTAAGCATATTTATGAAATAGGTTCTTCTTATGCGCCTGAAGATGGCGTTCGAATTGTTCCATTTGAGTTCAGCACCGCTGATAGCTACATGTTGATGTTCACGCATCAAAAAATGCATGTAATCAGAAACAGATCAGTGGTTCAGGACATCAATGGATCAGGCAATGATTACCTGACAATTAGCAGTCTTACTTCAAGCATGCTTGAAACGATGTGCTGGACTCAGAGTGCCGATACTGTAATTATTGTTCATCCAGATTTAGAGCCAATCAAGATTGTTCGTGGAGCATCTGATTCTAGCTGGACTGTCAGCGCGATAACTTTTGACAGCATTCCAAAATATGCATTTACAATTAGCTATACAAATCCAGCAGGAACCATCACTCCTGATGAAATTAGCGGATCTGTAACTATTACAGCTAGCTCCGGTGTATTCAGCGCTGCATCTGAAGGTCAATACATAAGCGCATTCCCTCAGGGTCGGCTAAGAATTACTGAATATGTAAGCACAACCAAAGTGCGAGGCGTAACTGAAGTTCCATTTTTTGACACCAGCGCTATCGCAAATGGCAACTGGGAGCTTGAGTCTGGATATGAAAATGTTTGGTCTGCAACTAAAGGATGGCCTAGATCTGCAACTTTCCATGAAGGGCGTTTGTATTTTGGTGGGTCGAAGACTCGCCCATCTACAATTTGGGGAAGCAAGGTAGGTTTTTACTTTGACTTCCAGCCAGTAGAGGCTTATGACGATGACGCTGTAGAAGCGACTCTCGACACAAACCAACTCAACACGATTGTTGACATCATCTCTGGTCGTGACCTTCAGGTGTTTACTACAGGTGGTGAGTTCTATGTGCCTCAGGATGGCTTGAACCCAATCACGCCAACCAACTTCTTCGTGAAAACGGCTAGCCGTAATGGTTCAAGAGAAGGCATTCGAGTTGTACAGCTTGAAACTGGTACGCTTTATATTCGCCGTCAAGGTAAGGCTCTTAGTGAGTTTACATATAGCGATGTAACGCTCTCCTATGCTTCGAAGTCAATTTCCCTGCTTTCCTCGCATTTGCTGAAAGAGCCAAGGGAGATGGCGCTTCGCAAGGCTACATCTACAGATGAATCCGATCTTTTGTTGATTGTCAACCAAGAGGATGGAACCCTTACTGCGTATAGTCTTTTGGTTCAGCAAAGCGTTGTTGCTCCAACTGAATTCATCACAGATGGTGAGTTTGTAGAAGTTGCTGTCGATATTTCTGACATTTATGTAGTGGTCAAGCGCACATTTGATGGTACTGATTACTACTTCTTGGAAGTGTTTGATAACGACACTTCAACTGATTGTGCCTTTACGGGAGCCGATGCTTCAGGAGCAAGTGGCCTTCCTCACGAAGGTGCAACGCTGAATGTGATCGCGGATGGCAATGTGCTGTCAGACGAAGTTGTTTCATCTGGAGCCGTAACATTTGAGCGAGAAAGCAGTTCAACTTATGAAGTCGGATTGCCATTTCAGGTTGAAATTAGAACGCTTCCTCTTGAGCCAAATCTAGGGACTGGTGTAAGAACTGGTTACAAGAAACGAGTCATTGAGGTAAATGCAATTCTGGACAAAACTCAGCATCTTAAAATCAATGGTGTTCTTGTGCCGATACGGTCATTTGATACGGAAGGAACGCTAGACGCAGCGACTCCTGAATACACTGGAATCAAAACGCTTCATGGTATTCGTGGGTACAGCAAAAATGCACAAATTACTGTCACGCAAGATTACCCATTGAAGCTGACTTTGCTTGGGCTTGAATACAGAATCTCTGTACAAGGAGGGCCGTAATGAGTTGGATATTTCAGCTTGCTGCTGGCGGACTGAAAGCAACCGCTTATAAGCAGCAAGGCGAATACGAAAAGCAATCTTATGAACTTAAGGCTCAACAAGCTCGTCTTGATTCTCGTCAAGCAGCACTTGAGGGTCGTCACTCTTGTTGCCTCTTCTGCTGCTGGTGGGGTTGATCCGTTTTCTGGATCTCCAATGTCTGTAGATAGATACAACGCTTTCTTGGCTGGCAAGGAATATAACCTTGGAATTGAGAATGCAGACATGGCAATGGCTGGTGGCCTGTATAAGTCACAAATCTTGATTGCAAATGCAGACCAATATGAATTTGCAGGTAAGCAGGCTGAGTGGTCAGGCAACATGAATGCTGCTGTTGCGGTAGTTGATGCCACAGCCAAAGCTGTCGGAACGCTTGAACAAAGTGCTGCTGCTGGCGCAGGCGGTGCTTCTGCTGGTGCAGGTTAATAGGAAATAACAATGGCAGAGCTTCCTCGCTACAGACGAATGGGAATTCAATACGCCGATCTTCCAAGGATCGGTGAATTGACAACAACTGGCTATGATGTTGCAGCTAGGGGTGCAGGCAGTCTTGCCAGTAAATTAGATCAGTTGCAAGAATACTTTTACAGAAAGAGTGTTCAGGAAACTGAAGAATCTGCTAGACGCTATGCTGCCCAGAATCCTGTAACGCAGGAACAGATTGATGCTGCCAAAAATCCAAAAAGCGATCTTCAGGCTCTTTTAGCCGGAGAAGGTGGCCCAATCTATAGAAGGGCTTTGCTAGAGGCTCAAGGTTCTGTTCTTGCTGAACAGCTCAAGATTGATGGCGCTAGAAAGATCGCAGACTTGATGGCTGCTGCTGAAACTGGACAGATTGATTCTTGGCAGGTTCAAAACGAAGTCATTGACATGATTGATGGCTTTACCGCCACAGTTGGTGCGTTTGACCCAGAATCTGCGATTCGTCTTCGTGCCGATCTTTCTACCAGAGGCAACACCGCCATCAAAAATACGATGGCAGAAGAGGCGAAGCGCGCTCAAATGCTGATCGGGTCAAAGTTTGAAGAGCAGCTTCAGACAGACCAGGTTTACCTTGAAGACATCTTTAAGAACCCAGAACTGGTTGACCCTTCTACTGGTGAGGTTATTTCGATTGATGATCGTGTAGAACAGCTTCGCCAGACTTACTACTCCAGCGTTGAAATGACGGGTGAAGACAATTACCTGAAAGAATTCAACAAGCGTGTCAATGAAACTCGCATTGATGCGATTGCCAAGGCTGCTACCAATGTTGATTATTTTGATACGCCATTAAATGCCTACACTCGGATGAAGGCTGATGACCTGGGCGCGTATCAGGTTGTCTGGGATCAGATGACTCAAGACGACAAAGATGCAACCATGAAGCGTGTCATTGATCGCGTTTCAATGGAGAAAAGGCTGCAAGACGACAACGCTAAGGTTAAAAAGGGGGAGCTGATTGCTGAAGCACAAACGCTGGTTCTCAGTATGTATGATCCTCAGGTTTCCCCTGCCCAGCGTGATGCTGGGATCAAACGCCTTATTGAAATCAATGCTGAGGCAGAATCGTCAGTTACTAGCACTGCTGAACTCAAGTCAATCAAAAATGGTAGAACGGACGACAACTCTGCTGATGACAAGGTAATCTTTGCGTATGAGGCGCTCATTGATAGCGGAAGAATTGTTTCGTCAAACCAGATTGACAGTATTGCCGAAGACGGAAACATTTCTTGGAAACAAGCTAGAGCCTTGAACAATCGACTCAATGCTGTTGAGAATAAACGCCTTCAAGATGCTCTTCGTACCTTTGAGGCAAATGTCACTGCTGGCGTTCCTGTTTATATGCAGCCAAAAATCAAGAATGATATTGCAGTTGGCAAATCTGAAATTGTTGATGAGGTTCGCGCAAATCCTGATGCTGATCCTGCTGAAATTGCTAGGCGTAAAGCAGAAGAGCAGACAAAAGCAGCAGAAGACAAAGCAAAAGAAAATGACTATAACCGTATAGTTGATGTGCTTAGAATTGCAGTTCCTGATTTCCAAGATCACGAAGATTTGGCAAACAAGATGATTGAGAATCCAAGCCTTCTTGACACGGTTGTGGAAGACAAAGGATATGCAGCTCAGATTCGTTCTCGTCTGAAGAGATTGACAAAATGAACAATTTAGACGAAATCTTCATGTCTGACTACAAAGAGTCCATAGGACTTGGGACTCGATTCCAGTTTGCCGAAGACATGCCTGTTGAAGAGCCAGATCCTTTAGATGTGTCTATGGAGGGCATTACCGTTCCAGAACGCTCTGTAAGCGAATATGGAGCTGGTTTAGGCGAAACATGGATGAACATGCTCAGAGGCATGGGAGCGGCTACAGTAGGCGCAGGAGGCGATATAGAAGCCATCCTGACTGGCATCAAAGACGCAATCATGGCTGAAGGCGATGAAAGTGCTTGGGAAGCCTT